GCCAAACTATTAACTGCGACACTATGCGCAATGGCGCATGGTCCAGGGTTCTGGTATCATGGGTCAATTAACAGATAGGAGAAATATGAATAATATAACTAATACATGTACTGAATGCGGTGAAGACGCTAGGTATGATGAATGGTCAAACTACGAAAAAAGAATATGCATTAATTGCGGTTCGGACAATGACAACGAACCGCCAGAAGAATGGACAGAAGAGGCCAAAGAGGGCGCAAAGATTGCAGAGTCAATTGGATTAAGTTTAAACGACCTCGATGACAGTGGTGACATGGCTGAAGAGTTGAGGCGAATTATGCAAGATTAACTATCCTCCTAGTGGTTAATACATCGCATGCGACACAATGTCGCATGCGACAAAATGTCGCAGGGTATGGCACACCGGCGGCCTGCGGCCGCATAGCTTGGCGCTCCGCGCCTTGCTCGCTTCGCTCGCTCGATAGTGGTACCAGACCGTTTATAAAATTTGAACTTTCTTATTATTTAAATACACTTGTAAAATTAAGGAGTCTCTATATACTGTATAATATATAAGCTTTTATATTTAAGTAACCCTAAAATACTTTTGGTTATTTGAAAACATATCTGAAAAAATTTTGCGAAAATTTTTTTCGAATGCACTTATGGATATAGAAAAATTAAAAAAATTCGATAAGTTACCGCCTGATGTAAAAAGGCAATTAGCTCTTTACATGGCTAAATGGAAAGATAAGAAAAAACAATCTACAATTAAAAAAGATTTCATGGCTTTTGTTAAACATGTATGGCCTGATTTCGTAGAAGGTAAACACCATAAAGAAGTTGCAGAAAAATTTAATCAGATTGCTGAAGGTAAAACAAAACGTGTTATTATTAATATGGCACCTAGACATACTAAATCTGAATTTGCTAGTTATCTTTTACCTGCATGGATGGTAGGTAGAAATCCAAAATTAAAAATCATTCAATCTACTAACACAACTGAATTATCTGTAAGGTTTGGACGTAAAGCAAAAGCTTTAATGGATACTCCAGAATACAAAGAAGTATTTGAAACAAGACTCAAAGAAGATTCACAGGCTGCTGGTAAATGGGAAACACAACAAGGTGGTGAATACTATGCTGCTGGTGTTGGATCTGCAATTACTGGACGGGGTGCCGATCTATTAATTATTGATGACCCACACACTGAACAAGATGCAATGAATGCTCAAGCTCTTGAGAGAACTTATGAATGGTATACATCAGGACCTAGACAACGTCTTCAACCTGGTGGAACAATTATTATTGTAATGACAAGATGGAATGAAAAAGATCTTGCAGGAAGATTAATCAAAGCTCAAAAAGAACCTAAAGCAGATCAATGGGAAGTAATTGAGTTTCCTGCAATCCTACCATCAGGTCAACCCCTGTGGCCGGAATATTGGAAACTAGAAGATTTAGAATCAGTTCGTGCTTCTATTCCTTTATCAAAATGGAATGCACAATATATGCAAAACCCAACAGGTGATGAAGGTGCATTGATCAAAAGAGAATGGTGGCAAAATTGGGAAGGTGAAATGCCTCCACTACAACATGTCATACAATCTTACGACACTGCATTTATGAAAAAAGAAACTGCCGATTATTCTGCTATTACGACTTGGGGTGTATTTCATCCTACAGAAGATTCAGGACCTTGTTTAATGTTGCTGGATGCATTGAAGGGCAGATACGAGTTTCCTGAATTAAGACGTATTGCTTTAGATCAATACGGCTACTGGAATCCGGAAACAGTGATTATAGAAGGCAAGGCTTCAGGACTTCCACTTACTTATGAATTAAGAAAAGCAGGTATCCCAGTAATTAATTTTACACCATCACGTGGTAATGATAAGCACACTAGAGTTAATTCAGTATCTCCATTATTTGAATCAGGTCGTATATATGCACCAACAGATATGGAATTTGCACAAGAAGTTATTGAAGAATGTGCAGCATTTCCTTATGGAGATCATGATGATTTAGTTGATTCTATGACTCAAGCAGTAATGAGATTCAGACAAGGCGGCTTAGTTGAACATCCTGAAGATTATGAAGATGAGCCTTTACAGAGAACTCAAAAAGTGTATTATTAGACATTATGGCAAGAGAAGACGAACAACGATTAAAAGATTTACTTAGAAACATCGAAACTGGTGATATTCCAGAAGATTTACCTGATCCAGAAGAATACGATGATATGGGTGGTATTAAATCTTTAGATAGAGGTGCACCATCAATTAAATTAGCATCAGAAACTGGCCAAGAAGAATTTGAATTAGAACTCATGTCTGTCATTAGAGAGTTTAATGACAAAATGCAAAACGGTGAATTAGATCCAAGCACAACTATTGATGAATATATTAACGATTATCTATCTAGAAAAAAGATGATGATGGAAGATAAGAACAGACAGATGGCTATGTATGGTGGCCGTATGAAATATGCTATGGGTACTCCTGAATCTTCTAAAATAGAAGCTCTACTTAAAAGTCTTAAATCAAAAGCTGATCCTTTTATAAAAGAAGCAGTTACATTAGAAGCTCTTGTTGAAAAATTTAAAGACAAAGATGAAATTCCAAAAGCTTTAAGTAGAATGGAAAAAGATTATCCAGATGCAATGAAGAAGAAATACAACTTTATGGATTTAATAGATACTAAAGCAGAAGATGAATACTATAAAATAAAAGAAGAATTATTAGATAGAAAATATAATGCAAAAAATTATCCACCATCTCAAAGAAATATGAGTATGGAAGAATTAAAGAAAATGCTTAAAAAAGCAGAAGAAGATAAAGTAAAAAGAGCTAAAGGCGGTATTGCAGGAGTTCTGTAATGCCTGATATTCTTCCCAAACCTAAACCAAAACAATTTACTAAAATTTTAGATATGCTGAATACAAAAGCAGCAGCTAATCAATTCAGTCCTAAAACATATGTAAATTTAGTTGGTGAGTTTTCTAAAAAAGCTTATGACAATGGTGAGCTCTCAGAAAAAGAATACATGAAAATAATTCAACCTTTATTTGGTGATACCGGAATCATGGCATCAGATAAGATAGAAAAGTATCAAGATGAACTTAATAAGTATGCTAATGGAGGTAGAATAGGTTTTCTAGATGGTGGAGACACTGCATATAATAAAATGGTTACAGAAGCTTATATTAAAGCCGGAGGCAAGGATGCAACTGGTATGGATATAGATACATTTGCAGAAGAGTATTTTAAAAAATTTAATCAAGGCGGAAGAGTTAATTACAACTCAGGCTCTCTGGATTCTGAAATACCAAAACTTAGAGATAGAATTATAGAAATTATGGATGCTGAAAATCTTGGTTTTGGAGAAGCTTATGAATTAGCAAAGAAGGAATTAAATAGAGAAGCAAACTCATCAAATGATTAAAAGGTTAACTACAACAGTGCCTCCGGAATCAGGGCCCCAGAGTCAGGGCTTGAATGTTTCCTATAATACTGTTAAAGAAGTAAAACATACGGAGAAAAAATATAATGGCAGATATAGACAAAGCGCTTCCAAACGAGCCTCGAAAAGAACTTGAGTTACCAGGTGAAGAAGAAATTCAAGAAACTTTAACTGAGGAAGTTCAGGAAGAGTTATCATCACCTGATGATATAGAAGTTTCAGAAAACGAAGATGGATCCGTTGATATTAATTTAGATCCACAAGCTGCATCTCCTGAAGGTGGTGACGAGCATTATGCAAACTTAGCAGAGTTTTTACCAGATGATGTATTAGCCCCATTAGCATCAGATTTAAATTCTAAGTATATGGATTATTCTGCATCTAGAAAAGATTGGGAAAAAACTTATACGACAGGTTTAGATTTATTAGGTTTTAAATATGATAATAGAACAGAACCATTCAGTGGTGCATCAGGTGCAACACATCCAGTTTTAGCTGAAGCGGTTACACAGTTTCAAGCACTAGCCTATAAAGAATTATTACCAGCAGATGGTCCAGTTAGAACTCAAGTGTTAGGAGTACCAACATCTGAGAAAACAGATCAAGCAGGTAGAGTTAAAGATTTCATGAACTACGAGATCATGGAGAAAATGAAAGAGTATGAACCTGAGTTTGATCAAATGTTATTTAATTTGCCATTAGCTGGTTCCGCTTTTAAGAAAGTGTACTTTGATGATATGGAACAAAGGGCTGTATCAAAATTTGTACCTGCAGATGATTTAATTGTTCCGTACACAGCTACCTCATTAGATGATGCGGAAGCAATTATTCATCGTGTAAAAATTTCAGAAAACGAATTAAGAAAACAACA